GCACTCCCTAACTTATGAGAACTCGTATGAGGCAATGGCCAATACAATATCATCAAGCTAATAAAGCGAACGGTTGGATCAATGGAACGCAAGATGCGTTTGACATTGACACCGACAATCGCATTATTATTATTGATGACTTCTGCGAGGTTATCACTGATTCCCCTGTGGGAAGAGGTTGGAAACCTTGCTCTCAATACAAAGTATACAACGCCGCCATTATTGGCGATAGCGATGGATACTATGCTGGCTCTCCAAGCTACGCTCTACATAGAACGTGGTCTGGTCCAGCGGTGTATTGGTGGAACTGGAACCTGCTACCTCCCTATCCTTCTCTTTATGCTATTCAGCATGGAGAGGATGGTGTGGTTGCAAGTTATCCAAAGGATCTGTCATCTCAAATGGCAGATACTCGCAATGCTTTCTTCAGTCTTAATGAGGTGGATAACCTCGTTAATGCTGTTGAAGCTCCTGAACTACCTGCTTCTTTGAAGTCGCTTTACGCGACGACACGGAAGCCGAGCGTTCGGAATGCGCTGCGTATGGTCTCCAACGGATATCTGGCATATTCGTTTGGCATTGCCCCCCTCCTATCCGACATGCGTAAAGTCACGAGTAGTCTAAAGACATTTAAGTCCAAGATGAATCGTGCAATATCGCAAGGCGGGAAGGAAGAGTTTGTGAGTACCAGTTTAACTGGATCCTACTCACATTCTTACAGTCAGCCAGAAGTAAACGATCCGCTCGTATGTTCTCTCTCATCGGAGAACCCCCCATGTCGTACTATTACGATAAAGGGTGTTCGGCGACACAAGTATGCATCAGCTAACTTGAATAAGTTGAACTACGCATTGTCTCGATTTGGAGTCACTGGGCCAGCTACGTACTTATGGGAACGTACAAAGTTCTCATTCGTACTTGACTGGTTCGTTGATCTCAGAGAGGTGACAAACCGAATAGACAACCTTTTAACAGGTGGTACTAAACGGATTACGGGCGTTTGTGTGTCCGAAAAAGGTACGTCGAAGTTATCGTGGAAGCACAGAGATGTGCCTTACGCTATCAACGACGCCTATAAGGACGCAGTAGTATGCTCACAAGTTGTGCATAGATACACCAGGGAAATCCCCTCAGTTGAACCATCATGGTTTCAATTGAGTGGTCGTTTCGGAAAAAAGCAGCTCAGCCTTATGGCTGCGCTGATCCACCAATCGGTGGCTAAACGTTAATGGGTCCTTGTGACCCAATTAAGTCCGCATAACGACGCATTGGCGTCTCCTAAAGCATGAATACTAACCTCACCGTTAGCGCGCTTACCTTCACTCAGTCCTTTTCGGACAAGGGTGGAAGCGAGCGTCGTGAAACGTCTCGTGGAGCAACGCTCCCCGAGATCATGACTATCAAACATCAGGACGCCGTTGACTCGGCCTCAAAAAGGCCGATCACACGCTCCGTCCTGCGATTCGATCGTCATGTCGCCATGACCGATGGCTCTCCGAGCCCGGTCTCGGCATACGTGGTCGTCTCAGCGCCGAAAGATGCTGCTGTCGCGTCGGCCGATATCCTTGCGGTTATCGCCCGTATCGTCAGCGTTCTCGACGACACTTCGCCGAACCTTGATTTAGGTTCAGCGATCTTCGTCAATAAGGAGCAATAGCTCCATCCTTCACGTTCAGAACGTCCCTATATAGGAACTGACCTCCAAACATTGGCGGTTAGATATAAATCATGCATGCTATACATACTGCTTATAATCGCCTGCTAGCCGACGTATCTCATCGTCAGGGTGTGCCACTTGGCGCGCTCGAAACGATGTCTGATACGTGGATCCTTAACGAGGGTCCAGCGTTAGACAAACAGCTGCTTAACTTCCTCGAGACGGCTCAAACTGAGCCCGAGTTTCCAAGTTGGCTTATGCCTCTTTGGGCTCGATTCCGATCCACAATGGACGGTCTCATCTTGAAGGATATTAGACAGTTGTTGCTGTTTGGCTACAAAGCCGAATATGTACCTATCAAATCACAACTCGACGAGGCGCAAGCCTCGTTTCTTGCAACCGAAGAGATGGTCGCGACCTACGCTAGGGATTATTTCCCTATGCATGGCAGTGACCCCCTCTTTCGGGGAGCAAGAGCGTTGGTCTCTAGAGCAATCTACAGAATCAACTATTGGCGGATATGCCCAAGCCACGGACCTGGAGCAGTTTTTCCTGCTTGCAGACCTAGCGAAAAAAGCAAATTCCGAACCATCTACTCAACCATCGAATGTCTCTACCCCTTCTACGAATTCTTCATCGGTACCGAAAATGGTATCGCGGAAGCACGTATATTGGATAGGGATATTAGTCTTAGTGATAAAATTATTGCTAAGCTTGTTGCAGTCCCGAAAGACTCCCGCGGGCCCCGCTTAATAACGGTACACCCTAAGGAAGCTATCTGGATTCAACAAGGATTGAGAAACAGTCTTGAACAAGCAGTTGAGCATTGTGAGTTGACTCGAGGTTTTGTAAACTTCGAGGATCAATCAATCAATGCTCAACTTGCTTTGCATTCCTCTCGATCTGGAAAATATTCCACGATTGATCTAAAGGATGCCAGCGACTCAATAAGCTTAGAATTATTTGAGTACCTCTTTGGAGGTGCTGCAAAATGGTTCACCGCTTGTCGGGCCACTGAAGTTAAGCTGTTGGATGGTAGTTGTGTGAAGCTCAGTAAGTACGCAGCGATGGGAAACGCAACTGTGTTCCCTGTCGAATCGCTTATATTCTGGGCTCTGATTAGATCAGGCATACGATGCTATCATGGTGTAAACTGTGATGACATATATGTCTTTGGTGATGATATCATTGTACCATCTCAGTTCTATGATGCTTCTATTAAGAGCCTCGTTCGGGCAGGGCTAAAACCCAACCCGACGAAGTGCTTTCATAGAGGACTCTTCCGAGAGTCCTGCGGCGTCGATGCCTTCAACGGCATTGATGTGACGCCTCATAGAATGAAGAGGTTCAAAGGATCATCATTACTCGACCTCGTGTCCCTATGTGCTCTGGCAAAGAACTTGCGTAGAGACGGATACGAAGAGACGGCGTCCCACATATACTCTATTGTCCGCAGGCGGCAAGGTTACCTAAATTTAAGTAACTTTGACGATTGCCAAGGCATAGTTGAATATGTGGAGCGTGATGTTTCCTATTTGTATCGTAATGAGCCATCGTTTCGATGGAATTCACAACTACACAGATATGAAACTAGCGTAATTGGAACAAAGGCATGTATAGATGTGCCCTGTCGACATGATTGGTATCATGTCCAAGATTCAATTCTGCGTAATGCAGGAAAGAGTCTTATTGCCAATACACCGTTCGAGTACTCGTTTCCACGGCGAGCTCGGCGCACACGTGGATGGATCCCAGTATCGATGGTAAAACCATAGATATTGGTGGTAGTCATCTCCCCTAACATATACCGAGAGGTAGATGTTTAAGAGGTGTCTATAGTGACGAATGTCACATTGAC